CCCGCCATTGCTGGCGTTTCTTTGTTTTTGCAAGGTTTGTCATGAATAACTTCATGACAAAAATAAAAGGCTTTTCTAAGGGTTCACGGGTATGTCAGAGCAAAGCAGTAACTCGACACAAAAGGAGGAAATGATTTTGGGAAAGTTCTATTGGAGGTTGAACGATCATGAAAACGTATCCATACCCGTACCACAAAGGTATAATAAGGGAGTGTACCCGTGAACCCTTAGAAAAACCGCCGAAGCCCGGTCTACTCCCCAGACCTCGGCAAGTTTGCCTTTGTCAGTTGTCCTATAAAGCCGCGAAATTCTAATGAGTTTTTCGCACATTCGAGATATTGACTCCTATTCAACTTTACGATAGACTTGGTACCAAAGGAGAAAGCAGTATCCATCTATCCCTAAAGAAAGGAGGTGTACTCGAAATGCGAAACAAGAAAATTCGGCAGTTATCCAAATATCTCTCTGATTCACAGCACACTCATTGCGTCCCTGTAACTATGGAGCAAATGCATCAGAACATCATCGGCGCTCTCAAAATTTTCAATTCCTACATGAGTGTGGTTGTTGAAGAGAGTCAGAACAACTGAGTATAAAAAACGCTGGTATCCGTATGGAGGTTCGGATACTGGCGTTTTTGCTTTGTAAAATATCAATGGCGACCGGTATAGGGCATGAAAGCCCAAATATCAATTATCCCTCCGGAGAAATATCAAAGACCGGCGCGATTTGAGAGGGGGTGTTGATTTTGCGACCCCCTCCCTATCCCCTTACGCGCTTTGCGCAAGGGTCGTGTCGTCTTCGACCTCCATCTTGAGCTTCTTGTAGATGTTGAGCGGGTCATTGGCGATGATTTTGTCAATAGCCTGCTCAATTTCGTATGCGTTCTCTGCATCCGTCAGCTGGTCAGAGGTATAGGCCAGCCGCATCAGCAGTCCGCAGGAGTTGTAGCCCTTATCCATATCGAAACGATACCAGTCGTCGAATTGGCTGTAGGGATTATAAGGGTTATCGGTCGTTGTTAAAAAGCATCGAATCATAGTTCAAAGCCTTCCTTACTTATTCAGAGCACTGTAAACAGTGGACTCGGGAACACCACAAGCTTTGGCAATTTCGTTATAGGTATACCCATTGGCAAGCATCGCTTTTGCTTTGGCCATCTTCGCGTTGGTTATCACAGTAGCAGTCTTCGGCATTGCTCGCTTAACAATTTCGTCCGACTTAGAAGCATTAAGAATCTTTGTCAACTTGGAATCCGAAATTGCACCTTTCTGCACAGCTTCCCATTCACGGTCTGTGAACGTAATGCGTGTCTTGCTTCCGCTTGCACCGATTGAATCACGCGCACGCTGCATCTCAACGGAAGAGATCTTCTTGATTTCCTTCTTGTCAAGCTTAGGATCAAGGTCCAGCGCCTGAATCTTTGCCTTAATGTTCGCGTTTGCTATCACCATGGCGCGGCGCTCTTTCGGCTTGTTAGCAATGACAGACTCAAGCTTCGCGTTGATGGAATCAACTTCCGCGCGATACTCTTTGGCAGCCGCAGGGCTGTAAACCAAGCCCTTCATGTTAGCAGCTTCTTTCCGAGCCTGCCGTGCAAGTGCTTTCAGTTCGTTCGAGAAATCTGCATACAGATTCTCCTGCGGTGTACCGGAAGAGAGGGTGCGCGCATCGGGCGTCATGGAAATCAGGCTTACCTTCTGCTGTGCATCGACAAACTCGCCTTTCTTCTTATCGAAATACCGGCGGCCAGACTCTTTGTAGATAAGCTCACCAGTTTCCTTATCAATGCGGACACTGCCCTTACGTTCGGGGACATATACGGTCTGCTTACGGCGAGACAGCAGTGTAGATGCACCACCAAAGTGTTCATTGCCGTCCTCATCCACACGGATCTGCCACTTTTTCTTCAGTTCCTGAATACCATTCTCCCGCTCAGACCGCTTGTAATCCAGCTTGTGTTTTTCTGCATCGATGACAACCATCGAATGCTTGACTGCACGAGCAATCTCCTTTTCATCTGCACCGCGGAGTGTCATATCTGTGATGAGGTTAGAGATGATGCCCATCTCTTTCTGCTTTTCTTCCTTCTTCATCAGGCGTACACCATTCGGGTTGCCTTCCGGGACAGCATAAGCAGTCTTAGGGTCAAAGTCTTTCAGGTCTCTCAGTGCAGCTGTCGCTTTGACAGCCACCTTGCTGGAAATGGGGATAGCAACGACAGTATCACCATCGAAATCTGCACCAGACAGGCGCTCTGCAACTTTGGAGTTGATACCGATGGCATCCTGAATATTGCCGAAGTTCCGCTTGCCACTGACATTCTTGTTGTTGACCGTGACGATAGGAATCTCGAAAGTGCCCGCATGAGGATAGCGAATCAGCGCAAGCTGAGTGCCGTTCTCATAAGTCGGGCAGTAGCACTCTTTCTCGCTGATTTTGGTCAGGGGCAGGATGACCTTAGTAGACTGACCCGGGAAAGACGAAGCCTTCAACGTCATTGAGTTCCCCTCGCAGGTATCTGCGAAATCAATCAGCAATTTCTTCTTGATAGTCGGGTTGTCATAGTTCATGATCTCTTCGTACTCAGCCTTGCGGTCAGCCAGAGTAAGATTGAGTTGCTGCTTAATGAGTTTGATGGGCTGCTTGGAGAGGAACTGCGAGGACAAATTTTTTGCCATCGTGTCCCATTCGCCTTCCTCACGGAGCTTATTGATGGGAGAAAGATGCTTCTTCCCGTCGGCACCAATGTACTCGCTTTGTCCAGCCGCAGTAAGAGCTGCACCAAAGGGATTGTCCGGGTCGTCCTTGATGGGCTTGAGCACCTTCATCTTGGGCGTGCCAGAGGGTTTGTTCGTATTGAAAATGACATCATATCCATCAGGCACATCATCCGAATAAACGGCCATGCCCTTGAGGTAGTGACTGTTATCCACCATGATGCGGACCTGCGCATAGTGGCTGTTGCCAAGGCTCAGGTCATCCACGCCGCGGCGAATCTCGATAACACCATCCTTGTCCAGACCGCCTTCGTCACCGTAGCGAATCGCAACACGGTCGGAACTCATGCTGGACGGACGCTGGAGCTTCTGGAATGTCTCACCACCATCATCCGAGTGGTAGTCACCCAAAGACTGAATGTCACCCTGATGCTCATACGCATACTTCTGGTTGTACTCGGGCTTTGCCAAAACAGTAACATTCGTCTGCTGGTTGATGTTGGTTGGCTGACGAATACCAACGCCGTAGCGCTGATAACCATACTCAGCCTCGAGGATGTAGATGGCCTCGTCAAGCTTACCTTCAGAGACGCCAAGAACCAGATTTGTGCCTTCAGACACGTCAATCATGCCCTTTTTATCGACTTCCGCCTTCAGCATCTCGGCGATTTTCTGAGCCTGATTTGCCTTCTCGCCGATACCGTTGTTGTACATGGAGCGAACAGTAGACTCAGAAAGGCCTAACTTCGCGCCGATTTCAGTCCACTTCAGATTGTCCTGCTTCAGAGCGCGAATCTGGTCGTACTGGAGCGCTTTCCGCTCATGAAGAGCCTTCTGCTGAGCAACTCGGAACTCAGTCGTTCCCATCTTGTACTCGTCGGGCAGCGTTGCGTTGATCTGTTCGAGAATCTCTTTCTCGGTGAACTTGCCGGTCTTCTTCAGTTCCTCCACACGGGAAAGGAAATCGCCGGAACGCTGATAAGGATTGTCACCAGAACCCCAAGGATAGCGGCCGGAATGTCGCTTAGTACCGTAGTGTTCGAGGCTGTCGGTCTCGTCGTCCACGTCATAAAAGAATTTGATGTCTTTTTCAATCGGATTCATGCTGCTTCTCCTAACTTCAATTCCGTAATTATTTTATCGAACTCAATGATTTTGTCCATGATAGGCTTGATTTCGGCCTCGGTCGGGTTGACCGTAAAGACATCATCGTTCTGATAAATGCGGTTTTCGATTTGGATGTCCTGCGGGTGTACGCGGTACTCCAAACAGAAAAGTGCATCATAAATAAAGAGCTGCTCCATATGTGCAGGAACAGCTCCGGTCTTGAGGTCGTGGATTCGCAGTAAGTTGTTCTTAAAAGTGATAGAATCTGCCGTTCCGAAGCAGTTGCCCGAATAATAGAGCACCTGTTCCGGTGTCATACGGAAGCCGATGGCATCGTTGACGTAGGCGTTGAGCGTCTTTTTGCTTTTCGGCAGCTTCTGACCAAGAGCAATACACTCTGCCGCAAATGCGTGCAGTCTTGTGCCATTTTCCTTGGCCTGATAGCTGGCATAGGTCTCGGCAAGGCGTGCAGCATCATAATTTATCCAATGATACTTACTCGCACCCAGAAAGGCGTGCAGACCTACGAGCTTGGAATGATCGTTCCAGTTCATTCAGTATCTCCTCCTTGTTCTCCGGGTAGATGAAAGCAGCATAACTCATCTCGTTCATCTTTTCTACATAGTAGTCCTGATTTGGGCGATGAGATGCTCTTGCTGACTTCTTGCCTTCCAGTGCGGCCCATGTGTCTTCGTACAGAACCACGAGGTCAGGAATACCCTGTATCTCGTTAGGGTCTGCGTGGAGCACAATGCAGCCGGGAAAGCGAGACTTCAGCTCTTTCACCAAGCCGGTCTTGAATGTGTTTTCTAACATGTCAACCTCCAAAATAAAAAAGGAGTAGAGCACGTCTGAGACGCATTCTACTCCTCCTCATAAAAGAGGCAGATTTTTTCGCGTGAATTTTTCACGCGAGATGGGTTTTGGGGGCAAAAAGAAAAGCCCTTACGCAAATCACGTAAGGGCCAAGAAAATATGTTATCTGCTAGATGAGATTGAAAAATTCCAGGTCGTAGTTCGGCGCACCTGCCTCGAACATCATGTGGCCAGTTGCATCGGGCATATACTTATACTCGCCGAAATCCTCATGGGGTGCAAGATTGTGTGCCATATAGCTCTCAGGACGGATAGGCCTTGAAAATTCACTGCTGTTCCGAGTAGTCTTGCACTTGGGGCAGTACCACTCCTCGTGTGCTTCTTCGACCAGCGGTGTGCCGCATTCGCAAATCGGAGCTTTGGTATGTACCTCAGCGAACTTGTCGGCGTAGCAATGTACTTCGTTTCCGAAGCTATCGGTGGTTACCCATTCTTCAATCCCGGCGTCATTGATAAAGGACTTCTCATAGTCTTTCATTGTTTTCACCTCTCGAAAAAGTGTGGTCATCGGTAGTTTTTACTATATGCTCATTGGCAAGTTTATGCAAGTCTACATTATGGACAGGATGTGAATTTTTCGTGCTGTGGCCAAAAGCCCACTTTTTATCGTTAGTTATTATATTATTTTATTAAAAATTTTATTAAATTGAAGAAAAAAGTGGGTTTTTGGGCTTTTCGTATATTTTTAACGTATTTACGTTAAATTTTACGGCCAAAAATATTTTCAAAAGTGGGCAGAAAGTGGGCTTTTGGGCACTTTTGTGTAAATTTTGGCGATTGCATATCACTGACACGTGATATAGCAGACTATCATAAAGACAACAAGCCCTACAAGAACAATCCAGAACCCCTTGTCTTTATCTTTTCGCGCCCGTTCTTCAAACTCCATCCGCTTGAGCTCAAGTTCTTTCTGGTTTTCCGATTCCTTGATTCTCGCTTCATCCACGAATCGGCGCGTCTCCTGATAGTCGTCCAGCCGCACCTTCGTCCCGCAATACTCACAGAACATAAAGTCTCGATTGCCGTCTTTCACCATAAGCTCAGCACCGCAGCTAGGACATTTTACCGTTCGTGCCATAAAAGCACCTCCTTACTTCAGTATAAGAATATCATGGAGATATTCTAGCGTCAAGCCAATTCGTGCCAACTTTTTCAAAATCGCAATGTCTGCAAAAATCATATCATGGCGAATCTCGTATTTTATAATAATGTTCGATTATACGCATGATTTTTCAAAAAATATCCTTTCTTATTTTTTCAATGTTTGAGAATAGCCAATTTTAGCGTTAATTCGTTCTTTCAGTTCATGATTTCGTTTGTGTTTGTTCACATTTTATCCACCTATTTCCAAATTCCGGTGTTATACTTGCACCTGTAAAGGCCGGTAGCAGTAATCCGATGCAACTGGCCGCTGTTAGAACTGTTACATAGGAGGATATTATGGGTTCTAGGTTAGCAAGAGTTATAAATCCAACTAGTTTAAGGGATGCCATTGAGGTTTTCTTCAAAACAAACCACAAAACTGGGGCAAAAGTTGCAAAAGCAGTTTTTCCTAATGGCATAATGAAAACGAAAACCATTACTAAAGAAGGGTCACAAATTTTCACTACGTATGTTCTTCCCCAAGGAGTGTCTACTGCTAAATCAATTTTGGCTAGAGACTTAGCCAAGAACGGCGTCAAGGGTATTGATATAGCTTCGCTCTTGCAAGTTTCTCCATCCACAGTATCTTGTTGGCTAAATAAATAAGAGACGTAGATTTCTCCACACCTCCGTTGTCGACTTAGTCTTTATACTCCAATTCGGCAACTATTTCCTTAGTTTTCTCCAGATCAATTCTGCCCAAACCAGCAAGCATAGCATGTGCTCCTTCCCAGTATGCTCCGCGCATTGCAAATGCAATTCCTGCAATGCCTACCACGCTGCCAACAATCATATGCCCTTTGCTGGCCCACAGCAGTCCGATCAGTCTTTTAGTTTCGTCTTTCATAGTTCATACCTCCAAAATATAATTTCGAGACTAAGCATCTCATAAAGCATCAAGAAATTTTCGCGTCACCAAACCATAAAACTCAGGCCTCACACTCGCTTAGCACACGAATGTGAGGCCCTTTTTATTTACTACCTACGAAGTGCAAAACACACCTGTGAACTTACGCCTTCTCGCCATCCCACACATATCCCGTCTCCTCATACAGGAGCTTCGGGGAGATGTAGTAGGAAATCCGCCCATACCGCGAGTCCATCTGCTTGATGTCCGTGATGACCGCCCCATTTCTCGTGGCCTTGCCAATCGGGAGCCAACCTCCAATGATACCAGCCCGTACCCACGCAGAGTCACGACCGTAAACTTTCGCAGCTACTCGCACCGGAACAGAGCCTTTTGCAAATTTGATTTCTTCCATAATTGTTCAACCTCCATTTTTTGTATTAAAAGCGGACTTTTCCATCTCTTACATGGGGTATCACCTCCTTTAATCTTATCCTAGAATAGAAAAACAAAGAGCCGCAGATTTCTCCACGGCT